ACAACAATAAGATGAGTACAGTAGATAAGGTAATAGCTCGTTGGGGCGGCAATCCGTACGGCCAACATAGCAACATAAAGAACGACCCATCCTTCAAATCCTGCAAGCCTGAGAATATGCTTTACCATTTTGGTATACAGGTCACTCTTGTTGAGTTGCGAATCCGTGAGCAGGCACAGGACTTCGAGTGGTGCGCAATTGTTAAGGCTGAAATTGAACGAAACAACAAGCTGCACAGAAAGCACTTACCAACTCAAGTGGAACACACCATCGCAGAATGAAATCCACCACCGCCCTACGTAAGATAACAGCCCTAAGACGAAAGATTAGGATAGTGCAAGGCGGTCAGGGCGCGGGAAAGACTATCGCTATACTTATGCTGATAGCCAACCACGCGAGCAGCACCCCCAACCGCGAGATCATCATCGCATCAGAGGAGCTAACCAAGATGCGCCTCACAGTAATCAAAGACTTTATCAAGGTAATGAAGGGCTTCGGCGTATGGTCGGACCGCAACTTTATTAACGGCACACTATACCGCTTCCCTAACGGCTCATTTATCAAGTTCATAGGATTGGATAAAGCCGACATAGGTAAGGGCCTTAGGTGTCACGTCATATACTTCAATGAGTTAAACAAGATAGGCTGGGAAACTTACCGCGAGGCAGCGAGCAGGGCAGATGCAGTATATGCAGACTTTAACCCAAACGCCGATTTCTACGCACACACAGAGCTGATACCACGCGATGACTGCGACTTCATTAAACTTACATTTAAGGATAACGAGTACCTAGGTGAGGGCGAGCGCGAGGAAATCATGCGCTACTACACTAGCGGATATGATGAGAAGGGAGATGTTAAGAATAAGTACTGGGCCAACCTATGGAAGGTATACGGCCTAGGTGAAGTAGGTAGCCTACAGGGCGTTGTATTCGAGAACTGGGATACAGTCGAAGAGATACCAGAGGGCGCCAAGCTTATAGGCACCGGATTAGATTGGGGGTACAATGACCCTACGGCCATCGTGCAGATATGGGAGTCGGACGGTGTGCGCTATTGGGATGAGGTACTGTATAAGTCTGGAATGGTGAACAGTCAGATTGCCGAGCATATCAAAGCGGAAAAGATACAGGGCCAAATATGGGCAGACTCCGCAGAGCCAAAGAGCATTGAAGAGCTAAGGCGTGAAGGCATACGCATAGCAGCAACAGACAAAGGCAAGGACAGTATAATGTTTGGCATCGATAAGATACAGCGACAGAAGTTCTACGTGACAGCGAGATCAACCAATCTCATCTACGAGCTTCGTAATTACGTATGGGCAACCGACAAGACAGGCAAGAGCCTCAACAAGCCAGTAGATGCAAACAACCACGCCATAGATGGGCCACGCTACGTATACACCATGCACGGCAAATACAGCGGCTCCTATTCCTTTGGTTCAGGTTAATTCGTATATTGCAGTAAACTAAAACAAAGTCGAGATGGATAAAGACAGCAAGAAAACAAACTGTAAGTCAACTCATGAGCGCCATGGGGTAGAGGTTGTAATAGAGCAACACAGCGGAATAGTAACAAAAACCGTTAGGACTATTAAAACACACGACCCCAATGACCCACTAGCGCACATTAGATAATATTAGTCGAACTTAAAACACAATCATGAGTAAAGCAGCAAGACAACCAACACGCCGGCAAGTATTGGCGAACAAGATCGAGAACAACCCTGACGACTTTTACGGCACAACATCGAGAACAACCCGAACGACTTTTACGGGGCCAAACTTGAAAACGCGCTGCAAGAGTACGCTGAAGCCCACCACCAAGAGAGAATGCAGAAGATTCGAGAGGCGATCAAAGTGGCGAATACTGTAATTGATGCAGCGATGGAGGTGGCTAACATAAACAAGGCGCGTGCACACTCCCCACTCAACGACGTCACATCCCCGCCACCTAAAGAGTCAGGGACAGGAGCGAGCGAAGGCCAGTGGATAAACGTACGGGATAAAATGCCTGATAATTACGAGACTGTTCTATTTATCACCAGCCATAAGAGCGTAGAGATAGGGGAGCATTTCGACGGATGTTGGACTGAGCAACAGGAACTAATTCAGATTGATAATGTAACACACTGGAGGCACCTTCCAAAACCACCAACACCATGATCATTGAAATAGGCACAAGCGACTTTCGCACACAAGCGGGACAGGTAGACGGGGTATTCATTGAGCCAGTGAAGTACTACTTTGATAGGATGGTTGAAGCAGCCACCGACACGATCAACGAGGAAATGGAATCTGTGCTTTCCGCTATTGGCGGGACAGGAACACCGACCATTGCCCACTTCGAGAACGTAGCCATAAGCGACTATGAAGGGGAAGATGAGGTGTATTCTGTTGCGTCATGGGTAATGAGCGATTACAACCTACCGCAATGGGTTAGAGGCTGTAGTTCGATTCACGAGCCTCACCCGTCAGCAATGGCGGCGATGAAAGAAAAGAACGTGCCAACGCATAGCGACATAGGGCAATTTTATTTTAAGCGCGAGACGGTGCAGGTTGTCCGCATCAAGTCCATCATAGACAAGTACAACATAACATCGTTGGATCTGCTTAAGATCGACACAGAGGGCCACGATTGCATTATCTTAAATGACTACCTTAACACAGTGGAGATACTACCAAAGGTTATTCAATTCGAAAGCAACGAGTTAAGCGACCCTAAAGAGGTTCAGAAGGTTGTGGAGAGATTGAAGCCGTTGGGGTATGATTGTAAACAAGTGAAATTCGATATGGTATGCAAGAGAAATTAAGAGTGTTACCAAAAGTTGACCCAGACAAAATCGAGAGATATCAAACCCAACGAAGCGCAAAGGTGACAGGTGCAGCAACTGCTGCGCTATGGTTGTCATTTGCTTTCATTTTATTCGTTCTGATATGCGGTTTATAAAGCGATACAAGGCAAGACGGGCAAAGCGTAAGGAGATTAAGAAGGCTTACAAAGACCTCACATCTAAACGGGTGCAGCTTGGAGCAGCCAGCTTTTACACATCAACAGATAAGCTACACAGAGATATTCAAGCGCTCAAAGACAAGATAAGCAAACACGAAAAGGAGTTGTGCAAGTTGTAATATTCACCAGCCCCGAACGAGGCGACATGCTCGCTAATGTAGTAGCAGAGTTCGCAGGGTACGACATAGCCATCATTGGCGACAAAGAGACGTTTGGCATCGACCAATTTTGGAAGAGGTGGGAGCAGGCTAGGCAGATCTGCTTGAACTCGCCCCATGATAACTATTTGATTCTGTCGGATGATGGGAGCAGGCACGATATAGAAGCTGTCAATTGGTGGTTTGAAAAGTTCACGGGGCCATTTGCGTGTCAGATCATTAGCGATAGCCGCGATAAGTGTTGGGGGTCTGCGGGGTGCGTTACACTGAGCGAAGAGATGGGATACCAAATAATAAATTGCGGGTTCTTCGATTGCGGTGGCCTAACCAATCGCGCAACCTTAGAACTGTTCGAAGTAGAGCCAACCAAGAAAAGCAAGCGAGCATCGAGCGGCGTAGGTATGCAGATCACCCACAAGCTAAGAAAGCTAGGCGTGCCTATGTACAAAACAAGCCCGTCCCTATCTTATCACGGCGACCATCCAAGTGTAATGCATCCAGAGCTAAGAAAGCGACAACCATTAATAACGGTTGTAAAGGCTGTTCCGGCAGTAATTGGCATAGCTACATTCAAGGGAAGAGAAAAGGCGCTACAAAGGACGCTAGATAGTTTAGCGGGTCAAGCTGATGAGATTATTGTATATGACAATGAGCGCAACACAGACCTTACAGATAATGGTAAGTTCTACGGGCTGAAGAATCGAACAGACGAATGCTACTTCCTTACATGTGACGATGATATAATATATCCACCTACCTACGTAGAGGACATGGTTCAAGCTATCGACAAGCATAAGTGCATTGTAACACACCACGGCCGAGAGCTGCGCAAGAATGCGAAATCCTACTACCATGGTCACAAGTCCTTTCACTGCATGAAAGCTAATACAGTAGAGCAATACATCGATGTAGCTGGTACAGGTGTAAGTGGCTGGAAAACTTCGTACTTTTGCCCTAGCGATATTTGCGATGCTGAAGACAAGCGAATGAGCGACCTAGTGTTCTCACTCGCAGCAACCAAGGCAGGCAAAAAGATTAAGGTCCTCAAGCACAATCAGGGCTACCTTGTAGCGCAAAACATACCATTGAGCCAAACCATCTACGGTATGGAGCACAAGAGGGACCACAGACAAACAGAGATTGCAAACGAGATACTAAAACTGAAACGATGAGCGGCATAGACTACGACACCCAATGGATCAACATAGACGGCAACCACATTCACCGTACGGCCATTGTACACGATAACGTTAAGATGGGTACGGGTAATTGGATTGGAGCTTATAGCGTCATTGGAGGGAATGGAGAGATTAGAGGGGTAGACCAGAGGGGTTTTAAAGGTCATGTTTTGATTCACAACAATAACATTATTAGTGAACATGTAACGATTCAGCGACCTTACAACGAGGACGAGTGCACGTTGATAGGTGACAACAATATCATTATGGCGCACGCTCATATAGGGCACGACGCATACGTAGGGGACGGGTGCGAGATATGTAGCGGCGTAATCATTGGAGGCTATGCGGAAGTAGTGGGTGGTTCAAAGATCAAGATGCGCGCGGTTATTCGCAACAGAATATCAATAGGCCCGTACGTAACGGTAGGCATGGGCTCTGTTGTCACAAAGGACATTAGAGGCAAAAAGACAGTATACGGCAACCCAGCTAAAGAACATTGACATGAACCCAACCATCAAACTAACAGCGCCAAAGACATTGGCCGACATGCGTTTCAAACACTTGCCTGCATACATGGATAACGCCAAAGACATTGGCCGACATGCGTTTCAAACACTTGCCTGCATACATGGATAAGCAGTGGTTAGAGAAGGGGGCGCAGAATGACGTTGAGACGGTTGTGCGCTTTGTGTCGATCTTCTTTGGTATCATGCCGCAGGTAATCAAGACAATTGACTGGAAGGACTTACAGAAAGTATATGGCCACCTAATGAGCGTATTCGGTAGTTTCTCTATGAAAGCTCCAGACAAGCAAATAACAATCAACGGCAAGGTGTACGACCTAGTGAACCTAAAGAAGCCAACAACGGGATGGGTAATCGACGCTAACCTTTCAGACTTCCAGAAGGACCCCGTGCGCCTTGCGTGTTTGTGCTACGTTCCAGAGGGTACAACCTACGGACAGATAGACGAAGGCGGCAGCTTGATTCACCCAATAGAGGAAAGGCACGAGGACTTTAAACAGCACTTCCCGCTTGATAAGTTCCTACAATTGCAGGCTTTTTTTTTGCGTCAATTCGCGACATCGATAGACAAATCAATGGCGAAAGCAAAGACAAGAAGAAAGGGAAGGCGGTTAAAAGCACGGCTAATCAGTGGCTGGAATCAGTTGATCTCATAGCCAAAGAGCATGGGCTACAATGGCACGAGGTTACGCAGTTGAACATATTTAAGTTCACGCAAATGATTAATTTCTTGAGTTACAAAACGCGCAAAGCCAACACTAACAAGAAAGGAAAGCGGCCCGATGTCAGAGGAAGAAATCATAAATAGCTTGAACCTCGGAACGTCTGTAGAGGTACTTAACAATACCCCTGACTCCCCGCTTGCTAAGTTATTACAGGAACTTCTAAACGACATAATTGAGAAGCTAAGACAGTCTTTGATTGATCGCAACATCAATACGTCTCGTCGTGAGCTATCACAGTCAATGAAGCCCACGCAAGTCGAGTACAACGGCAATCAGGTTTCCATTGCGCTGGAAATGGCTTATTACTGGAAGTTCATCAACTTTGGTGTTAACGGAACAGAGGTAAATCACGGAGCTCCATCTTATGGCTCTTTGCCGCCTGCTGAAAAGTCATTTAAAGAATCGATACTAGAATGGATACCAGCGCGATCAGTGCAGTTGCCCCCTCAATTCAAAAGCTATGATTCGTTTGCGTTTGCTATTATGACCAACGTTAAGAAGCGAGGACAAGCGCCTCGGCCATTCTTTGAGGATGTAATCAACGACCAAACAGCAGAATATTTAAGAGAACCAATTGAGCGCCTTTTAGGTAAATCAATTGAAATAGCAATAGCAGCACCATGGCAGTCACAATAGAGAACGAGCCTGAAGATTGGCAAACGTCGGACAACCCTATCATATATCAGTTTAGCAGCGATGAAGCAGGCCAGCCCAACTTCTCGTTTAAGGTCGAGCTGAAAATGGATAGCGTAGTAGTATATACGGACAAGGTGTTTGTGGAGGTGGCAGACAACGCACACTTCGACGCCTCGCAGGTGACTAGGTTTCTAACGCCGTCGCCATCGGTAAACAATACTCTGACGTCTGAAGCCGGAATAACCAACACAATACAGTTGGTGGTTACGGAGAACTACGGGTCGCCACCGCAGGACGAGGCAAGCGCCTCAACATCTGTAACGAATGTGTTTAAAGGCGGCGTGTCGGACCGAGACTATACTGTTTTGGAGTACGGAGATTATGAGTTGACCAAATGGTTTACAGACCACCCCACAAACGACATTGATATACTACGTTCTGAGGACAAGATCATATCAATGCTGGGAGCTGGTGCAGGCGTTACTGCTGAGATGACATTTTACGACGCGAACGACGTGCTACAGCACACGTATGTTACACCGCTACAAGCCTACAAGATTTGGCAATTCAATCTTACGGATGGAAATTTAATATTTACAGCGGGCGTTCCCAATCTAGCGATCATATCTTACTTTACGGTACAGGTGGACGCGTCCGAGATAATGACACTTCGGTACTATGGCGACAGGTGTTTTGCTCCGGTGTCTGTTAGTTGGATTAACAAGTATGGTGCATATGATTCATTCGTGTTCAAGCATGTGAATATTGAAAACGGCACAATCGATGCGAGCAACTATGAAAGTCAGTTCGGAGGATGGTATGACGGAGGGTATTCGTTCCG